CCTAACGGTGCATACGCAGGTGCTCCTAACTCCTCGACATCATCGTCCTTCCAACTGACCACACAAAGTCAAACCGACTTGGTAGCCATCTCCAACCGTTCGTTGATCTCTTCTGGTACATTGTCAATCGCCACAGGGGCCACAGAAGTAGTCATGATGGACTCAGGACTCGATGTCGGACCACAAGATTGGACCGATGGATACCTCATCGCAGTTGAGCAACTCTACCTTGGCGTAGATCAGACCTTCGATCATGTGTCTCAAGTTTCCATTGTTTTGGAATGCACTGTTGAAACCATGACTCAAGCAGCTGCCATGGCACTCGCCCTCTCCCAACAGTGAGGCGATCACCTATGCCAACTGATGCAGAACGAGCCGAGGCTCTACGAGCCGCTGCAGACTACCTCGTAGGCGTTGGCGTGGCCGCATCGCCGATTCCTCTGACATCAAAGCCCATCGTGGCTAATGTTGCACCAGACATCATCGAGGCACTCTCAATCGAGGTCGCACGACGCATGGGCGTCTTGCCTAGCTCCAAGCCCGCTAAGGCCAAGCGTAAGCGTAAGGACCCCAAGATGGCAAAGGCCCTCCGACAGTCCAATGCGCGGTTCCGCAAGAAGAATGGCGCTATGCGTGCAGGTGCAACGCAAGCAAAGATCATGTCTTACGCTCACAAACTACGGAGGAAGATGTGATGCAACGTAGAAGTAAGATCCGTACTCTAAGGGGAACCTTGGAATTTCCTGCACGTGCTGGGACCGCTCCTCAGAACACCGGGCGCCGCCAACTGATTCTTGACGATGGTCGAATCAATGTTGGATACAGAATTATTGATTTTCGCATTTGGAATTCCGACATGGTTGGAGGGGTTCATGCATTTGCGAGCCAAGCGCACCTTTCTATGGGCCTTGAGACTACTTCTGGGCTACCTTTGGCCTCTGATAATCGGGAAATCGCGTGGTCATCGTTCGGAACCACTACTGCCGGAACCTTGGGTGACTTCCGACTTGTTGATCCAGACCACATTGTGGTCCGAGATTTGTTCCTAATTTTCCCGCAAGTTGACAATACACTAGAAGCAACAGTAAATTATTACATCCTAATGGAAGAATATGATATTACTGACCAAGAGGCCATCATCTCGATCATCAAAGAAGAGTCTCAAGATGTTGACAACTGAGCAATTACAGCTGCGCGAAGAACGCCATCGATGTCATCCCTGTTAGAAAGGGCACTGAGAAGTTGCCGAGTTGGTAGATCAGAGAGGGAAAATTCCTCTTTTTCGTCCAGGTACTTGCGAACTGCCTTCTCAACGATCCGACTTTGGTTCTTGGAAGACTTCAATTTGATGACCAAGGGGACGGGCAGACTAAAAGTTCGGTTGATCCTCATTCTTCTTCACCCAATCGCTTGATGGACTTTCGCATTTCATAGCATGATTTACATTCACATTGGCAATTAAAAAACCAATAAGTCAAATTCACGCGTTGAAGTCTGGCGATCGCACCGGAAATCATCCAATCACCCCACATTTTGCATACAGATCGATAAATTCAATCAGTCGATCAATTTCGTTAATCATTTCTTGTGTGCATTCATGGACATAACCCGAATAGGTGTCGGGTAGTTTGCCCCGAAATACCATCAGTTTGTCAACGATTTTGTCTAGGTCTGTTGCGTCCATAGTATTGCGATTGGTCGTTTACTTATGTATTTACCCCAAGATATGGCTATGGATCGGCATATTCGTGGTACTGCGTACCACTACACTGCCACAACCGGCATAGATTAAGGGTGCAACGGAACCTACTACTACTAAAGACCTCTACCGACGGAGCATGAAACATGGCTAGAACAGACAGTTTCTTCATCCGAGCAACCACCCTCACCGACGCATTGAATTTCAACCAATCAGCAATCGACCTAGGATCCTATGTCGATGCACTAGGCAAATCGGTCCTTCGCATCCACAACATTTCCGTTCAATATGGCGTTCCTAACGGTGCATACGCAGGTGCTCCTAACTCCTCGACATCATCGTCCTTCCAACTGACCACACAAAGTCAAACCGACTTGGTAGCCATCTCCAACCGTTCGTTGATCTCTTCTGGTACATTG